AGATATGTTCGTTCAGGAAGAACCAGCCCTCTGGCGCGATTGCGTCCGAGTACCGGATGCTCAACTTGGCAAACTGTCTGCCGATCTTAGGGTCATAGCACCAAGCATCTGCACCCTCTTGCACACATCGAATGCCCTCATCCAGCTCAGGAGTGAGGATCTCGATGTTGCTCACTTCACGCACGCCTTATGCCGCCACTCAAAGCGACGGCCGTTCTCGTGGATGACGAGTATGCGCTGCGCTGGGAAGACGATGCGCTTGGGGTCGGTGTAGTCAATCACCTTGCCGCAGTCGGTGCAGTTGGTCACCGTCCATACCGGCGGCTTGGCGGCTCCTGCGCGCTTGGTCTTTACGCCTGCCACTGCAATGACCTCCACATCCAGACCACTGTCGCTGCCGTGGTGAGCAGGAAGATAAACGACGGTACAACACCGATACCACGCTTGATGCTAAGTGGCAGGGATGCGAAGACCACCAAGAACAGCGCGGTGTTGATGATGATCAGCGTCACGCCGACATAGGCGAAGGCGCTCACAGGTCGCACAGCCCTGAGAGCAACGCCATCCGGTCGGTTGCCAACTCTACGGCTCCCTCAATGCTGTCAGCCTGGAAGGTGAGTTCTGACCCAGCCGAGTCGATGAGTACCACCGTCCAGAGTGGCGGCTCACCGACTCGCACTAGGCCGTCGTAGTGGTAGCCGAGCTGCGCGGCGCGTGTTTCTAGCGCGTTGAGGTCAGTGCTGCTCACGATTCCTCCTCGTAGGATGACTGCCAAAGACCGTTATTCACCATATGCTTACGAAGGATTGCGTACGAATCCTCCGCTGTCAAGTCTGTTGTGTCGATCTGGAGATCGTATTCCGTCTGTAGGTAGCCAAACTCGGTCACATCGCTGACCCCTTGCAGCACCCCACGGCGCTGAGTCCGAGCCTCTGCCGATGCGTGAACCCTGACGATGACGATGCCTGGGATGTGGTGTCGGAGGTAGTGCGCCTCTAGCGGCAGCCGCACATCGTCTACGGCGACGAGCCGGTTGGCGCTCTTGATCTTCAGGTACTCGCTGTGCCACGCCTTGATCCAGAACGATGCATCGATCTCACGCAGCTGCGCGCCGATCTCCTGCAAGATCTCACGGCCGGAGACTTCAACATCCAGCCCTAGGCGGCGCTGGCTGTACTGCTTGCCCTTGTCAAAGTCCTCCCCATAGCCCAGTGCAGCCACGGTGCGGATCGTCTCCGCAATCGGTAGCACGGTGTACGGATGCATACGGCGCTGCTCCAGCATTGCCGCAAGCGTTGACTTCCCTGACCCCTGTGGTCCGACAAATGCGATGTTCACTGTGTGTCCTCCTCTAAGTTCAGCCCCATACCAGGTTGCGCTGCGGCGATTCTCGCCTCAATGATCGCAACATACTCTGGCTCTCGTTCGCAGCCAATCCAGTTCACGCCTTCGCCAATGGCTGCCACTGCAGTGGTACCAGACCCCATAAACGGATCAAGCACCGTTCCGCCCTTTGGCGTGACGAGCCTGATCAGATAGCGCATCAGGTCAACCGGCTTTACGGTGGGGTGGATGTTGCGCTCAGGATTGCCTGGGTGCTTTCCGTCAGCAGTCTGTTCGACATAGTTCCAGTCATCGTGATCACACGAAGGTCCTATTGTTGTTTTCTCCCAGTCAATCGCACGAGTTCCGCAGACATTACATTGCGGCTTTCTCATTGACCCATACGATGTGGCTCTCCGTGTCGCAGCAAACCCATCAAGCCCAGCGTTGCGCTCGGAGCGGCTTGCCTTTGCAACATAGAAGAATCGAGAAGCGCCGCCTGCTCCGCCATAGCCGAAGTCTGGCGTTCCAGGTGGCATCCTGCCGATACCTCCGCCGTAAACATTAGTCTCAAAGTTTGAGCCACGATGCTTTACTGCAACGCCGTCTTTCTGCACTCCGCTCTGCTCATCAAGCATCGCAGCGGCTTCCTCATCAAGCAAGATGTTGGCTGGCCAACGGCCAATGACTTCAGCCGCTGCGGCGCTACCCATTCCAAGCTCGTAAATACTATTTCTCGACGCGTTTTTACCTCTAGAAGATTGCAAACGATTGTCCGTGCCAATCCGGCTTGCGTCAATGTTGAGCGCGCCAGTGCCGTGGGTCAGCACATTCTCGGCAACTGTGCCAATCAGTGGCTTGCGTGCCAGCACGATTGGCTCAACGGCTGGCTTCAATGCGGTTCCCCACCCTTGCCACTTTTTTGCTGCTTCAGACGGTTCTTTGATGTCGTACTCGCCTGGAGATGCGTTCATCCTTGCCGTGTCGCCATCTTTGCTTTCTGGATTGTTCCAACTTTTTCCCTTGGCTATGACTTTGCCCTCAAAGCCAGCCGCCTTGTCAATCGCCTTGCTCACATCAAGGCTCTTAGGGAAGCCTGAGCCGTAAAGCCACATCAGCGTGTCTCGGATCTCAAAGCCAGCATCTTCAATGCCAGCGGCGAGTCGGTGATACATCCGCGTGCCGCCAAAGGCGAGCAGGTGTCCACCTGGCTTCAGCACGCGAAGCGCCTCACGCGCCCACTGCTCACTCCAAGTCTGGAAGCCCAGCGGCGTGCCAAAGCCATCCCACGCCTTGCCCATAAACTCAAGACCGTAGGGCGGATCGGTGACGATTGCGTCCACGCTGTTTGCCTCAAGCGTCTTCATCTGCTCAACGCAGTCACCAACGAGTAGCACTCAGACCTCCTGTGCCGCGTATTGCGCGCGGCGCTTGGCGTTGCGTTCAACGCGGTTAGCCTCATACCAGCGGCGCATACCAGCTAGGTAGCGGTCACGGTGGCGTGCGTACTTCTCGCGCTGGTATTGCCGCTCCGCCTCTGGCGTTCGATAGCCACGAGTCTTGACTGGCTTTGGTCGCTGCATTGCAACACCCTCAGTCACGCAGGCTCGACATACCAGGGCGGTTCCGTCGTAGAACTCCTCATCGGCTGGCCAGTCATCATCGCAGCCAAGACAGTGGCGCTCGTCCAGCTCACTCACTTGTTCACCCTCCTGAGGTAGTCGATCCACATATGAACGCGCTGTGGATAGCGCTCAAAGAATCCGATGGCTCGGTTGCAGGGTGAGCAGAGCAGCGCCCTGACACACTTGCCGCACGAGATCGGCGTTCCCTTTGTCCTGCCGGTACTGAGTGTCTCGTAGGTGCAGCAGCGTGGATCGTGGTCCACCGTCACCGCCCTAGTCTCGCCAAAGCGGAGTGGCTCCTTGCACGCTCCGCATCGATCAGCCTGTGCCAGCCGTAAGGCCGTGTACTGCTCCATCGTCATCCGATGGTTGTAGAGGGTGTACTTCAACACCCTCACAGCTCGTTCGCTCTCAGTCTCTTTCTCCCTCCAGGCTCTCGTTGCAAGCGCTCGCTTGCTTGGCTCCTCTTGCTTACGCATTCTTCTTCAGTCCTAGAATCTCGTTCAGTGGCGTGAGCCTTCCAGAGCCAGAGCGTTTAGGGGATATAGGGGTTCTATTCTTTTCTCCTTCTCTTTCTCTTTCTCTGTCCGTTGACCTACCCCTGTTTTGATCTCGCCACTTTTGTCCACGAGAGGTCGAGGTGGGGTCGACTTGATAGCGAGAGTAGTTCGACACGGCGATGACTCCGTCTCCAGATTCTGTCAGGAGGCCACTTTTCAACAGCCCATCCACACCCCTAAAGAGGCGTGCGCCGATCACCGTCTTCAGGTGCTGTCGGTTCTTGAAGATGCCACCGGATCGCAGCAGCTTCACCTCACCAATGATCGTGATGAACGCGCGGAACTGCGTGTCAGTCAGCGCCGAGATCTCTGCGTCTCGGTGTGCATTTGCTACCCACTTGAACCAAACCATTCGTCCTCCGCTCTGTGTTAGTGGCTGGGAGAGGTGGAGGTCACCAGTCTCTCCCAGCCGTAGATGATGCCGCTCAACCTAGAACGGCAGGTCCTCAAGCGCTGTCTCCAGCTCAGGGTTGCCATCGTGCAGCCCCTTCGCCTTGGCGGCAAGCATTGCCTCACCCTCATCGCGCACCTGCGCGTTGACCCACGCGATGCTTGGCTTGCGCTGGCAGAAGGTGCCGTTGGTCTTGCCAGAGCAGGCGTGGAAGGCGTTGTACGGCTTGCCAGCCTTGCTGATACCGGCAGGCTTGAACGACCAGGCGGTGCGGTGATCAGGGCATTCACCCTCTGCGAACAGCATTGCTGCTGCTACGGCCACATCGCTCGTAGAAACCGACGGCTGAGATACCCTCACAGAATCAACGGAGAGGGGTCTAGGAGCCACGGAGAGGCTCGCGCCTGTGCCAGAGGCATAAAGAGACCGCCCAACCCCAATCTGGGCAGCGCAGCGGCGCAGAGCGTCACTGGCTGCTGACTTGAGTGGCTCGTCATCCTGCGCGCTGTTTGGGTAGCCAAAGTCCTGTCGGACGGTGGTGACCCCATCGATCACGGCGACGAGTGTGCCGTGTACCACGAAGCGCTGAGCGTCTGCGACCTTGACCTCAAACTGCCAGCCAGCCAAGCCCAAGACATCGTCAAGGCGCTGAGCTACGGCTCGTGCATCTGCGTAGGTGAAGGTCATTCCGCCGCGCCCTGGGCGCTGCTTCAGATCCGTGCCGGTGAACGGTGCGGCCAGTGCCGCTGCGATTTGCTTACTCATTCTCTGCTCCTCCAAACTCTTCAACTGGCAGCAACTTTGCGGCTACCAGATTCAATGAACTCGCCTTTGCAATGTGACCGCTCTCGAATACCGTTCCCTCCTTCACTTCAGTTGCCAGATAGAGATACTGGCGCTTATCCATCACTCCGAGCAGCCACGCGCGCTGGAATCGCGTTGGACTCGGTGGTCCATTGCGATCCTCTCCAGGTGCGAGCTGCAAGTGAACGAAGGCGTAGTAGTCCACCGCTTGGTGGTCTCGGATGTAATCAAAGATGCTCACCTCAACATCGTCGCCAGCCGGTCGGCTCCACGCCTTGGTCTTGACATCGACTTTGAGACCGCACACTTCGTAGTCGTGCGTCGTCAGGTCCACTGGGATGTACGGCAGGAGACGATCTCGCAGCGCCTTCTCAAACACGGCCTGCCCTAGCACGCCAGTCCAAGTGGTGTTTCCGCTCGCCTTCTCCTTGCGGAAGCGCATCCCAGCGTTGGACTGCGCCGACTTGAACATCTCCTCTGCCCTGACGATGATCTCTGGGGTGATGATGACTTCAATCACGCCTGATCCTCCTTGCCGCCAAAGACTCGGAATACTCGCGCGCCTGGCTTCTCTGCGGTGAAGCGCTTGATAGCTTCTCCGTAGGTGTCTGGCGCAACCGTTCGCAGGACATCCGCGATGCTCTCCCAGTCCACCTTGACGCTGCTCTTGTTGGTCTTCCAGGTGGCAAGCCAACCCTGACCCTTGACTCCTTCGCCATCGGCGATGGCTTCCTTGATGGCGATTGCCATCTCCTTCAGCGCGGCATCGGCAGCCTCTGCCTCAACCTTCGCTTCGATGTAGAGGCGCGCAATGTGATCCAGCTGCGCGTCAGCCACGGCGTAGGTGTTGTTGCTCTGCGGCTTGACTTCAGCGAGCGTGTCGCTGTCGTTGCCGGTCAGAGGTGGCGGAGTCTTGGACTGCACCAACTCGCGGAACAGGACGGCCTTGTCGAACAGTTGCGTCTGGTAGACAGGGTCAGCCTCTACGCGCTCAATGCGGAACACCAAGCCAGAGAGCAACACAGCGACATCGCAGTACGACGCGCCAGTGATGAACATCTGCCACTGCACCTGGTCGACATACTCAGGCGGCACTGGGTACAACTGCCAGCGGCTGCTCGTGGAGGTCTTGATCTCTACAAGACCGTCGGTGTCGCCCACGATGGTGCGATCCAACGAAGCCATCGCCCAGGGATGCTCCTTCAGGCGAACGATGCCGTTGCTCTTTCGCAGCTTCTTGCCAGTCTCGGCGGTGTAGTAATCGGCGACTGCCTGCTCTAGCAGTTGACCGCGCTGTGCGGCCGCTCCGACTTCCTGCTCACCAACCTGACCAGTCAACTCTGCCCAGAGTCGATACGCGGTCTTGTACGGCGACGAGCCGTTGATGGCGGTGATGCCGGTGGCGGTGATGCCGCCCTTGCGCATCTCGAACCACTCTGGACTCCGCTGCGGTGCGGATACAAACTCAAAGCGCTTGCTCATTGTGTCCTCCCAAAGACTGGCTGGCTCTTAGCGATCTGAATCAACAGCGCCCAGCACACGCCGCAGATCTGGTCACGCTTCTGTGTTGACTTGGTCTTCACTGGACCCTTGCAGTACGCGCACCTCATCGAACTGCCTCCCAGATCACAACAGCGATAACCCAGGCGACCATCAATGCGATGGTGAACTTGGCGCGCTCAATGCTGCGCTCGCGTCGTTCGAGCTGCTGGTACTCCGATGTGAAGTACGGCCGCACAACCATCTTGGGCGTGTTCTTACGATTGACTTTCACAGTGACCCTCCTACGACTAGCACCACGATGATGCACGCAATGAAGAACACATAGCCTGCGACCTCAAAGATGCTTGGCATCTCGGTGTATGCACGCATCCCTGCGAAGTCCGACTTAGGTCGGTTGCGATTGTCCGGTGTGCGCGGATCGTAGTACCGCGTCCCCTTGCCGCCAACGACGCGGCTGAATGTCTGTGGGTTCCTCTTCACCTTGACCTCCTGTACCAGCAGAGCCGAATGGCTCATTCCTCACTGGCAGGAGCAGCATACGCTCAACGGCAAGCAGC